CGCCCAGCTTCTCCCGCAGGGTGCCGCTTCCGGTGGCAACTTCGTAGATCGTCTCAAGGAAATCCCCCAGCCCGGCTCCAACGCTCAGCATCACCTGTGCCACAGGCTTCGCAGCGTTCGCCAGCAGCGAAAATGCTTCCTTTGCCACAGCGCCGATCTTGCTCAGGATCGTGGTAACGCCCTTCAGCACCGTGAACAGGCCCATGAAGGTCTTCTTGATCTTCTCCGCGGTCTGGTCGGTGATGATGAGCTTCTGGGTCATCAGGTCGAGCCGTTCGGCAAAGCTGTAAATGCGCTCCCCGTCTGCGGGCGGGAAGATCTCACTGAACGCCTCCTTCACAGGGGCCACCACTTTGCCAATGGCATCCATGATGTTCCAGAAGCTCTGCACCAGATGCTCTCTGCCGGAAAGCTCGCCGATCTTCTGGGCGTACTCGTCCAGGTCCAGGGTTCCATTTTGAATCTCGGCGTTCAGCTTCGCAAAGGCTTCCGCATCCCGCTGGATGGTCTCCCGGTCATAGCCCTTTGCGGCCATCTCTTTGTCGCTCAGGGTCAGCAGTTTTTCGGCACTGGTCTGTGCTTCGTCAAGGCTTGCTTTCAGCAGCTGGGCGCTTACGCCGTTCTGCTGCAATGCCTTGGCAAAACTGCCCGCTTTGGTGATCTGGTCCTCGGTCACAGCACCGCTGGCCAGTGCCACCTGCTGGAGGGTGTAGCTGTAGGCATCTGCCTGATCCCCCAGCCTGCCTTGCAGCTGTGCCCATCCGCTGTTCAGTCCGTCCTTCAGCCGTTCGTTCAGCCCGTCGATGCTGGGCACGAAAATGTCGTACAACCGATCCGAAAGCTCTGTCCAGGTCTCGGTGGCTTCTTCCTTGTTGCCAAAGAAGGTCTCGAAGACAGCCATCCATTTTGAGCTGACCGCGTCCTTGGTGGAATCAATGGCCTGCCCAAAGCTGGTTGCCTGCTGGGCCGCCAGTGCCGCACGTTCTGCCAGCTCGCCGTATTGACCGCTCAGCTTTTCAAGGGCCTCGGAGCTGGTCATGCCCTTGTTCTTCTGGGTCATCTCGTAGGCCGCTTCCATCATGGAGGCGTACTTCTCAAAGGTCTTTTCCATGACCTTCGTGTTGGCCCACTTTTTGGAAAGGGAGCTCTCAAAGGTGCCAATGGTCACCTCGCCCTTTTTCAGGGTGCCCAGCTCCACCGCTGTGTCAATGAGCTCCTGCTTCAGGGCCTTGGTGGCCGTACCCATCAGGTTCAGGCTCTTCCAGTCCTGAAGCTTCAAATGTCCGGCGCTGTAGCTCTGGGTCAGGTTCCGGATGGTGCTCTGGAACGCAAAGCCCGTCTTGCCCGCGTCTGCGGTGGCGTTGGCAATGCCCATGATCATGGGGATCATCTTGTCGATGTTGCCGCCCGCAGCCGTCATCTGGGAAAGGGCGCTGGTCATCTCGCTGAAGCTGTAGCTGGTCTCGTCGGAGTACCACATCAGCTTGTTCAGGTAACCGTTCACCTGATCAATGCTCTTGCCCGTGGCGTTCATGATGGTCTGAACGTTGGAGGTCTTTTCGGTGTACTTGTCCCAGCCGCTGGCCACCTGATCGATGGACAGGCTCTTGACCAGCTTCTCGCCCGCGTCCACAAATTTGTTGGTGATGTTCACCAGCGCCGTGGTGGCCACGATGTTCAGGCTCGAGAACTTGGATTCCAGCCGGTCAAGGCTCGTCTGCATGGCGGCAAAGTCCACGTTCTCCGCGGCTGCGTCCAGCTTCTCAAAGCCCTTTTCCGCTCCCTTGAACTGGAGCTTCTCCATCAGCCGGTCAATGGTCGAGATTGTCTGTTTGGTATTTTTCTCAAAATTTGCGTTGTCAAACCGCATTTCAACAACGCGGCTGTCTACTTCCTGGCTCATTCTGTCCTCACCTCGCCCCATGCCCGTGCTGCGATCCGCTCAAAAATGGGCCGCATCGCAGGGTTGATATAATCCACGCCCTCTACGTATCCTCCGTTTCGTGTGCCGTGTCCGTATTGCAGGATCACCGCAATGGGCACACCGTCCACGATGTTGGAGTTTCTCCATGTAATGGTGATGCTCTCTTTTCCCTTGGTCACCGTGTAGCTCCAGCTTGCCGCCGTCTTTCCCGTGTCCTTCGGGGTCGCCTTCGCAAGGGCCTCCACACCCTCCTGTCCGTATCGGTCCAGCAGCTCATCCAGGCTCAGGTTCGAGCATCGCTTCAAAAATTTCCGGCTCTTCTTCCAGTCGCCCTTCTGGCGAAAGACAATTACTTTTGGCATCTTACCCTCTCGTCTTCAGCCGGGCCTTTCTCTGCTCGTTCAGCATCCGCTGCTGGGCCATCCGGTCGCCCTTGCTCATCTTCTTCGCCGGTGCCTGGCTCTCCTGGCATACCCGGATCAGAGTCAACAATCGGTTCAAATGCCACTTCTCGCACTCTTTCGGAATGCCAAAGCTGAACATCTGGCAGTACAGCACCTCGGCCGTGGTCTCGGTCCCGCTTTTCCGGGGCGGTCGTTTTGGCCGTGGCTTTCCTGCGGTCTTTCGTTCGTTGGGTCTCGGCTCCCCGCTGAACCATGTTGCGGTCATGGGAGCTTCCATATATTCGTTAATGGAACGGTACTGTTCCCGGGTCAGTCTGGCGTACACTTCGGGGTCTACCCCCTTGGTCACCGTCATGCAGCGGATGTAGTCCAGCCACTGCTCCACGGTCAGCTTGTCCAGATTGCTCAGGAACGGGATGTTCCAGTTGCTTTCCCAATGAGCCAGGGAGAGCAGTGAATGTTCCAGCTTCAGGACCACGGCAGGCGTGTAGACAAATTCCTCTGTCTTTTCGTTCCACCGCTGTTGCCCCGGTATCGTAAGCGTCATCATTTGCTTTCTCTCCCTGGTGTGTGTTCATTGAGGTGCCCTTCTCAGAGCACGCTCCATTTTGAATGTTCTTCTAAACAGAGCTCGCCTCTTTGGGGGGAGCTCCGCAACGCGCCGACCTTTTGCGGACGGAGCGGTAAGAGGGGCATGTTACTGCTCCTCAGTGCCCTTCACGGGGGCTTCCAGCACCTTCAGGCCGGGCTGTGCGTTCACAGGGGCGACCTTCTTGGTCTCCTCCTTCATGTCCTCCGGCAGGATGCCCTCAAAGAATGCGGCCGCTGCCTCGCCATTGGAGGCCAGCTTGTAGTACAGGTCGCTGTAGGCCTGGGTGGACATAAAGTCCGCCAGCACCGCATCGTTCTTGATGAACTTCCGGCCATCCGGGCTCAACACACCGTAGCTCTTGCAGATGATCTGCTTGAACAGCTTGGCAAGCTCCAGCTGGCTCTGGGCGGCAGTGATGCGGTTGATCATCTGCACAAGGCCGCCCTCGGTGGTCTGCTCCATCTCCATGATCTCGGGACGGGTCAGATTGAAGTAGTAGTCTTCCGTCCGCTCAGTACCGCCAAAGTCCACGGTGGTCATCGTCTTTTTCAGCATTTTTCTTCTCCTTTATCGTGTTCATTGATGCTTGGCTTCTTACACCTGGCCCTCGCTGTCGGTGATCAGCTTGATCAGCTCGTCGGGGGAAGGCAGGGTCGCCTCGGCAGTCTCGGTGCCCCAGAGCTTGTCCTGAATGGCCTTCACGGTGGCAGGCTTCAGCTTGGAGCAGTCGATCTCCATGTGGCTGGTGGGGCGGTGGCCGGTCACGTTCACGGGGGAGGTGGTGCACTCCCAGCTGAAGGTGATGGCATCGGGGTTGTCGTTGATGGTGGCATAGCTCTTCTCGCTGGGGGAAGCGGTGCTGTTCCACGCAATGTGGATCTTCTGGCCCACCTCGTCGTCAACGTCGTTGCCCACGGTGGTCACCCAGCTGAAACCAAAGCCCTGGCGCTTCTGCTGGCCGATGGAAACACCCGTTGCAACCTGTGCGGAACCGTCGCAGGGCTCCCACTCGGTGGGGTAGGTGTAGGCTTCGATGGTGTAGCCGTACTCCTCGGCAGAGCGCAGAGAAGCATACTTGATGTCGTCAGCGTAGAGCTTGGTCTCCTCAGCGCCGGAGGGGCTCTCGGTCACGGCGGTCAGGCCATTCCAGGCCACGCCCTTATCGTAAGCGCCGGTGTTGTTCATGGGATACAGGACACCCAGCTTGGTGCCCATCTCGTAAAACTTTTCGCCGACCGCGTCCCAAATTAATCTGGACATATAGTTCCTCCTTAGATGTAGATCGTAAAAACGGTGTGGTATAATCCGTCCGAAACAAAAGAGCGGTCGTAGGTGCATTTTGGCAACACACTTACGGCCGCTTTGATCTTGCTGTCAGGGTCTTTGTCCATCACGGTCACCGTGTAGAACGGATGCTGGATGTAGACCCTGTTGTTTGCATGGTTGTTCCGGATCCTGGTTTCGCTGTACACGATGCAGGGATACTGGAGCTGGAATCCCGCTTTCGGCTGATAATAGAGGTGGATCGACTTTCCATTCTCCTTCAGCACTTCGCGCAGGAGCGTGTCAACCTTCAGCCGTGCTTCCATTCCAGAGCCCTCCCAAAGTCAGGATCAGACGCGGGTATTGTACCTTCACGCCGGTCACCTGCCATTTCTGTCCCATAAACACCGCATACCGGAGATCGTAGAGATGGTCGTTTGCAAACGGGTCCGCCAGAATGCTCAACTGGTTTCCAACCGTGATGTCGGGGTTCACCTTGTCCCCCATCTGCATCTGCCGTCCAAACTCCAGCACGTCCCCGTAATAGGTGCGTTCCGTCATCTTCTCGGTAAATACGCTGGGGGCGGTCTCCTCCACCTCATCTGCAAATCCCAGCTTCCCGCAGTATCTCATCTCTTCTCACTCCATTTTGATTTGTTGCGGCTAACCTCGAAACCTGAAAAGATCAGGCCTCGTCCGCAGCCATGGTGCAGGTGGTGGGGGTGGTGCCGTCGGTCACAACCACACCGGCAGCCACCAGGGCCACAGGCAGGTAGGTCTTGTCGGCAGCCACCACGATCAGACGGCCCAGCTTAAAGGCCTTCTCCACATCAGCCTTCTTGGCCTGAACCTTGTGGGCCTCGTCCTCGTACAGCTTCTTGTCGGTGTGCAGGTAGGCAACGTAGTTTGCCACGTGCAGGTCATAACCGGTCTCGTAGATGGTGTTCAGCATAGTTCTATCCTTTCTCTTTAAACAGCCCACTCAACAGCCATGGCGCTGAACGGGGTGGTCAGAGCGCCGGAGCAGCGGGTCTCGATCAGGTACTTCTGGGCGTTGAAGTCGATGTCGAAGTCGTCGAACATGGAAACAGCGCCGCCCTTGTCTGCGCCCACGGTGTAGTCGGCCAGGTTCACGATCAGGCAGACCAGGTCACCGCCCTTGGCACCTTTGCGGCCCTCCATCTCGGGGATGGTCACAATGTTCTTCACACGCAGCTTGCGGGCCAGAGCAGCCTCGTCAGCATACAGCGGGTGGCCGATGCCGTCCTCCAGCAGGAGCATCTCGGTCAGAGCGTCCTCGGTGGTGAACAGGGTTGGGGTGCCGGAGCCGCGGTACTCCTTGCGGCTGCGCAGGATCTGCTTGATCAGGGCCTTGTACTTGTCCTCCACGGTGGTCAGGCCGGTGGTCTTGCACTGGACCTTGATGGTAAACAGGTCGCTGTCGTTGAACACAGGACGGATGCAGTTCTCGTCGATCTTGTCCTCAGAAGCAGCCAGACGGCCGTCGCCCAGCAGGTAAGCCAGAGCCAGCTCACGGTTCAGCTTCAGGCGCATCTCCTGCTTCAGCCATGCCACAACGTCAAAGCTGGTAATGTCGATCACGTCGTCGCGGTCCAGCTTCTGCTTCTTGTACACGGTGGTGGGGCTGGTGGAGCGGCGCAGCAGGCCAAAGACCTCTTCCTTCTTGAAGTTGCCCTTGATGTAACCCTTTGCGCGGGCATCCTCCTCGGTCAGGTCAGCAAACATGCTCTTGAACCGGCTGAAGGGAATGTGGTGCACAGCGCCCATGACCACGCTCACCCAGTCGTCGGGCTTGTCGATGATGCGGGGCGTGGTGTCCAGCAGGTGATCCTCAGGGAACAGCCAGTCGATGTTGTCGATGCTGTGGGCCAGCTCGTCACTGTCCATGCCGGCATCCTCAAAGGCAGCCTTCATGGTGCCGTGGCTCTTTGCGGTCTTGACCACGTTGTTGATCTCTTCGATGCTGTGCTTCAGCACAGTTGCGTTGGTATCCTTGTCGAAAACATTCTGCTTCACGGTATCGTCCTCCTCACCGTCATCGTTGTTGCCGCCTTCCTTCTCTTCCAGGGCCAGGCCCACCAGAGCGTGGCAGCACTCTTTCTGCTCGTCGGTCATGCTGTTGTAGACCTGTTCGAGCGTCTTGCCTTCGTTCTTTTCGTCCGCCATTTTGGCTTCCTCCTGTGTTGCTTTATCGTCGGTCACGGCATCGCCGCTGTCCGCACTGTGTGTAAGGTCTTCCAGCGGGTTGCCCTCGGGGTCCATGCCGTGGGTCAGGCTCAGGCCATCCTCGTTATAGATAAAAGCCTCGCCGCCCTCGTAGTCCTCATCGGCGCTGTGCTTTGCCACCTCGTCGATTATGGCACCCGGGTTGCATCCGGCCAGCACCAGGCTCACTTCCCGGATAAAGCCGTGCTTCACGGTGCTGCCCACCTTCTTCAGGCCGTTGGCAAAAATGGAAAAGGCGCTCAGGTCGCCGCTTTCCACGCACTTTCGGGCCGTCCGGCCGGTGTCCGTGTCGTTGAACTTGGCGTAGCAGTACACGCCGCCGGGCCGGTTCTCCAGCAGGCAGTGGCCGATCACGTTGTCCACGTTGGAGTGGTCGTGGTTGTACACCATGGGCACAACCTTGCCGCTGCACTCCTTAAAGGCATCCTGCGCGATCACCAGCCCGTCATAGCACCGGACGTTCGCTTTCGTCGCCCAGCCGCTGCAATCGTAGTCAAAATTAACCATTTTGATTTGCAATACTCCTCTCTACGGCATCCCGCCCTGCCGTGATCGTTTTGTTCTGCGCCGCAATTTCCTCACTGCTCTGGCTGATGTTTGCATTCCGCAGTTCATCTGCCTTGGGGTCCTTGCTGGGTTTCATGCCAATGGCCTGCCGGAACTCGTTGGAGGTCATGATCTCGTTGCGGGTAAACTTGTCGGCCATTTCGGCAACGGCGGAAACAGGGGTCAGCTTGAACGGGTCACGGAAGTACATCACAGATTCCCGGTTCGCCCGGTCGTCCTCGGTCAGGAACTTCCGCCGGATCTCGTCCACGGCAGCCGCCACAATGGGTTCGATGGTGCGGTTCTCGTAGTTGGTCATCACAGCATCGGAAGCAGTACCGTTCATGATCTCCGGGGTGATACCCAACTGGCTGTATGCCATGTTGGTCAGGTATTCCACGGTCTTCAGAAGGTTGTTTTCGAGGCTGCGATTCAGCTGCGTGATATGCTCCGTGCCATCGGTGTAGGCAATGCCGTATTTGGAACCGGCGAGCTGCTGTTCGATCTGTGCCCGGCGCTCTTCGGCCTGTTTCTTCCGGGTCTCGCCCTTCACAACGTAGGGCAGCTGGATGATCAGGTCGAGTTTGCCGCTGCCCACCTGCTCGTCGATCACGTCCATCAGGTTCAGTTTCCGGATCAGGCGCTGCACCGTGCCGTTAGGCTCGTTCATCACGGCATAGAACGGGTTCTCCACCAGGGCCACCTGTGTCTTCGGCAGGGTGATCTCCTCTTTCCGTCCGGTCCGGTCATTGTACACTTCCAGCCGCACGTCGTCCGGGTACCATTCCAGCACCCTTCCAACCCGCATGGATTCGATCCGGGTCTTGCCGGTCTTTCCGTCGTAGTCCACGTCAATTGGCACCAGCGCAATGCATCCCTCATCCAGCATGGAAAGGAACATATCATATCGCAGTGCACGGCCCGTCTGGTCCTTGTTGCCGGAAAGGTTCAGGCAAGAATTAAGGCCCGAATCAACGGTTTCGTCGTAGCGTCCGTTTTCATCGAGCCTTACATGATTGATGGTAATTGCCGCAGCGTCCATTGCAATGCGGGTGTTGATGGCCGTCATGATCGTCCGGTCATTGCTTCGGTTCAGCCTTATCCGGTCAGGCCGGTAGCTGTATCCTTCGCCGCTTCTTCCGGGGGGATCCCGGTTCAAAAACGCATTCCAGGCGTGTCTCAGTCTGGAGCCAAAGGTTTGTGATGCCATTTTGATTTCCTCCAGACCTTAACTGTCTTTCTTGTCGTCGTCTTTCTTGTCATCGTCTTTCTTCTGCTGATTTCCGCCAGCGCTTCCGCTCACAATGGCGTTCGCCAGATCAGGGTTCTTGAGTTCCTTCGTGATGAACTGTTTTGCTGCGTAGCTCATAGCACCGGAAGCGGCCTTGGTCAAAAACTGCTGGGAAGCGTTCGTCATTACGGTCTTCACAAAGCTCTGCCCGCTGTATACGTCCTTCCGCAGCTGTTTCACGTCCTTCTGGAGCTGGAGCCGCTCTTTCTCGGCTTTCAGTTCCTTGTTGGGATCATCCGCCCGGATATTGGTCTGCCCCTGAAGATCCCGGTACTGCCTTTCCATTTGCAGCCGGTTGATCCGTGCCCGCAGCTCCTCGTCGGAGTAATCCTCCGCATTTTTCCCGGTTCGCTTGGGTGCATACTCTGTCTTGGGCTTCTGCGCATCCTCACCGGCGTTCCCGTCCCCGGCATAGTGTTTCCTGCCTGCGGCTGTCAGGGTACCATCCTTGTTCTGGTATCGCCGCACGCCCCACTTCATGCCCTTGATGCCCCAGTGGTATAGCTCGTCCTTGTATACCTGCATGTTTATCTCATCACCTCAGTTCTTTCCGGCAACGTACTTCTTGGTACTCTTCCCATCCGTATCTCGCAGCATCGTGCTTTTGGTTTCATGGTGGAACAGCTTAGAAACAGCATCTTTTCCGCGCTGATAAATAGATTTTCCGCTTTTCTTAGACTTTTTGTTCTTAACCGTTTTCACAGAAACCACTCGCATAGATGTGCGATGCTGCGTGCCATCGATAAACGTAAATATTTTGTCGAAACCGTGAACTCCATTTTTCAGAGTACTGGTTTTTCCATTCAGTTTGCTGGGTTCATAGCCCTTGATTTTTTTCAGGTTCGATGAACTAGGAAGCCCTGTATTGCCCCAGCCTGTAATGATGTTCGTGCGGCCTTTTACTTTCTTCAGCTCTTTCGGGTCTTTGCTAAAGATTTTATGATTTTTATCCGCGTTTTGTTTTCGGGTTTTGTACGCACCATACTCCCTGGCATCGTAAAAATACCGGTACTGCACCAGTCCGCGTTTATCGGTTCCTACAACCACACGGGCGTAATATTTGTGGTCCTTTCTTTCTCCGCCCACTTCCGAATGAGCCAGATAATTCCACCAATCGTTCACTCTATCGCTCCTTTCTTTGGTTTACAATGTTTGTCAGCTGTGTTATACTCTTCTCACCGAATGTTTCTCGACGAAGAGGGATATATCATGTTAGTGGTCGAATGTCCTATCTGCGGTGCGAAAACACCGATTCCCAAAGACAGGCCGGATGAAATCACATGCTCTGGATGCGGAAATACGCTCAATCTGCAAGAGGCGGAAACAGAGAAAGATTCATGTACAAAAGCCGGTCTTCTTGCAACGATCAAGGAGACTGCTGCAAATGCGGCTTCTTCTGTATCGTCTTTCGTGAAGCGCCATCCGCGCGTTGTAATTGGTGTTGTAGTCGGAGTTCTAGGTACTGCCGGTGCTATAGTGGGAATACAGAAATTGAAAGAATCTTCCGACGAACGATCAGAAGATGACACTTCATTGCTTCCGGAGCGGAACAATAATGAGATTGCGTCGTGTCATGAAGATACCTGTGACGAATCCGATTCAGGGTTTACGGATTGGGATTATCTGTCATATCTGTCAGACAACTGTTATAACTGCGGCGCGCCCCTTAACAACGGCTGCTATACCGAGCCATGGGAAGACGGCAGCAATGAATATGGATATTGGATCTGTCCACGTTGCGGAGCCATCAACGAAGATTGGAACAGCATCGATGACGACTGATTTCTCTCCATTTTGATTTTAGCGAACAAAAAAAGCGCCAGCGTACCATGTTTTCGTAACACAATACGCTGGCATTTCATTTATTACATAACCCTACTCAAATAAGGGAGGATACTGTCATGTATATCATCATCGGACTCATTCGTTCGTCGGTACTTTATGCCTTCATTCTGTCGGCGATTTGCGGTTCATTCTCGATGGATTTTTTCTTTATTTACGTGGCATTCATTTTCTGGGTTTTTCTGATGAGTAAAATCAAACGAGATGGTTGTGATATGAGTGAACTTCTGTTTGAAGCACTAAAGCACGATATACTTGTTCCTTTTTTGGGTGTCCGATCTCTTGTACTGATTTTGTCAGGGAAGTATCTTAGTGATCCGCACGAAGATCACGCTTCTCTTTTTCTGTCACAAGGCATCATTGAAGGCGTATGGGGCACACTTATTGCGATCTGCCTTGCAATCACGATCACACAGGTGCTGTAACCCTTACTCAAACGCATCCCGGTTCTGTTTCCACGCCACGTAAGCGTCCATCATTGCAGCCACAGCATCGATCTTCTGATCCTGCCGCTGTTTGTAGAGTTTCCGGTTGCCGTTGGTGTCCACCAACGTAATGCAGTTGCCCATGGCAAATTGCATCAGCTGTTCGTCAAACAGCAGCTTCCGCTGTTCGCTCAGCTTTTTCAGCTCACCCAGCGGCACGCTTTCGGTCTTTGCACCCTGGATCACTTTCACAACGCCAAATGTGCTGTTTTCATCACCCCAGCGCTTCACGAACTCCTGTGCGTTGTAGGGGTCGTAGCCGAACGCCCGTACGTCGTACTCGTTCTCCATGATAAAGTTGTCCAGGTCATCGTACACCTGCATCATGTCCAGAACCGTGCCGTCAAACACGAACAGGGTCCCTTCCCGCATAAACTCCTCATACTGCTGCCGTCTCGAAGCCGGAAGCTGGCTGAGGGTGTAGGATGTGATGTAGTCCCTCGTCTTGACCCCAAAATATCCGTTGGACAGCGGAAACAGGAAGGTAAAGGCGCAGAAGTCGTCGCCCATGGAAAGGTCCGCGCCCATGGCACAGGGCATCTGCCAGAAGCTTCTCTTCCTGTGGCACAGGGTCTCCTCGTAGGGGAAGAAATAGGTGTAGCCCTCCATAGGCAGGTTGAAGCGCTTGGCCAGAATATCGTTTCGGGCGCTGGGGGATTTCTCCGCACGCTCCACGTCCAACTGGTAGGTCTCGTAGCTCACGGTCTTGCCCAGGTTCGGGTTGGCCTTCAGCCACATCTCCGGCTGGCCCACTTCCTCAATGGAGTCCAGCTTGTAGTACCAGATGGACACATGGGGGTTGACGTACTCCCCTTTCAGGATGCTCATCAACTCCATTTTGATGTCGTCGCCGCAGCCGTTGCGCACCGTGCCCTCGGAGGAAGCCGCCACGATGAGATAATTTTCGTTCTTGGCCGCGCCCTGTTCAATGGCACCAATGGGGTCTTCCCGGATGTCGCAGGAGAGCCACTCGTCCACGGTCGCCACAGTGTCGCGCCGTCCTTGCAGCTTCTCAATGGTCATCGGGCGCACTTCCAGCAGGCTGTTGGTCAAAAAGTTCTCGATGCCCTTCTTGGTGGAAGCCATCTTCACCCGGTCTGCCTTGGAGCCGGTGGTGTTTTGCAGGCTGCCCTCGGTCATAAACTGGAACACCGGCCCCTTTGCCCGTGCCAATGCGGTGCGGAAGGGTGCCAGCACCTCCTCGGCCTGTTTCATGGTCGGGGCGGTGGTCAGCTGCTGGGTCGTGGTGGTGTACGCCGTCAGGAAGTACGCCTGCAAAAACTCCAGATACATAGTCTTCGCGGCCGATCGGGTAATGATGAGGTATTGTTTTGTCACCAGCCGCTTTTTCAGTCGCCGGGTCTCGTAGTGTCCGCCGCCTCCGCGCTCGTTCGGCACAAAGACGCTTCGTTCTACAAAGTAGTACCATCCAAAGATCTCTTCGGCCCATAACTTGAAACTGTCCAGCAGCTTCACGTCGGTGCCGTCGGTCAGGGTCAGCTCATCCTCGCAAAAGGAGATAAAGCCGTTCACTGCTTTGTCGTCATAGTAGATGCCCGGGTTGGCGATCAGGTCGTCGATCCGCTCCATCTCCATGGCAATTTCCCGGCATACGGGTATTTCGCCACGCATCACGGCCTCCCGAAAACGGCCGTAGTAGATCGGCGTGGCCGTGTTCGATAATGCCATTTTGGTTCCTCGTCTTGCTCCGTTTCACTTGTTCAGGCTTTGGGCCGGTAAAAGGGCTTGTCCAGGGTGTAAAAGCATCGGATATCCTCCGGGCATTCGCCGGTTCCCTGTCGGGCGCATCCATTGCAGATATCCTGCGTTACCCGCCCAAACCAGTCCTTTTTCTCTGGTGTTTCCATCCAGTGCTCCACCCATCGCGCTGCTACTGTCCGTCCCATGTGCTGTCATGCTCCACGTTCAGCCGCCATTCCATCTCGGAGGCGGTATTCTTCAGTGCTTCCATGGTTGTGCTGCTCTGGGGCGGGTCAAAACCCAGCAGCCGTACCTTCACGGCCACGTAAGCCTTCACCGCTTCCACCTTCACCGGGTCAGCAACGAACTCCGTCCATTCGTTTTCTTTCCCGGAAATGGCGTACCCTTCGCCGGGCCCCACGCCCATCTGCACCAGTGCAAACAGCGCCATGTTGATGTACATGATGATGTCCGCATCAAAGTCGGTGCACTCCTCGGCAATGCCCAGCAGCTTTTTCACGCTCGTCAGGATCGAATTCATTTTGATTCCTCCTCGGCATCGCTGTCGTCGCCCATAATGTAGCTCATCATGGCGTAGTACCAGTCCTTCTGAGCCCTCGCCAGCAGTTCCAGTTCGGCCAGATGGTGGGACGCACCGTCCTTACCCATGGCCGCTTCTTTTTGTGCACTCTCCTCGACCAGCTTGGCCAGCCTCCCCGCATCAATCGCCACTTGACCAGGCTTCAGCAAAACGAGGTCTCCCCCAGCACTCGGAGCAGCGTTTTGTGCGGTCACAGCCTGATTCTCATCCCTCCGCGGGACAATCTTCATCCCATCAAACGTGATATCCCCGGCCCGTGTTGCCCGCACCTGCTGCCCATCCACGTTCGTGGCCAAAGCATCGTCAAAGTCGAAACCTCTGTTCCGCGGTACAGCCGTATAGCCCTGCTGAAGTCCGGCTTCCGCAATGCTCACGTTCGCCCAGAGCAGCGCTTCGTCCAGCTTGGTCAGCACCAGGCTTCTCGCGCGGCTCGGTGCAAGGTGCTGGAGCATCGCCTCTGCCTCTTCCAGCTTCCGCCGCAGCCCCATGGCGTAGTCCTGCTCTCGCCGGTTAAATGCTTTTTTCTGGTACATACTCATTTCCTCCACTGGATATCAGACTTTCTTCTTTACATACAACATATGGATTGCTATACTTATCTTAAACGGTTTTTCTTATACTTCGGAGGCAATATATGCAGTCTTACACCTGTCCCAACTGCGGTGCTCCTGTAAAAATGGATGACCACGGTGCATTTCTCGAGTGTCCTTATTGTGGATCACAGTTCAAGCCCGATGATTCTTCATCTGATGAGCCAAGCAGTCGTCAAACGGATTCGGACGATGATAACGAAGAACTTCGCACCTATGCAGAAATAGTAAATCGCCATATTCCAGAATTTTCGGTCACCGAATTTATCGATAGAGCCAAGCATATTCTCGAAAGAACTCTTGATTTTCTCGGTGATCACGGAATGTACATCCAAGTCGGTGTCGTTTTGCTTTTTGTCGCCTTAGCCATTGTCAGTTTCTTCTTGTAACTTATTCATGTTTTTATCCATGGGCAGGTGTCGCCCGGTCTTCTTTCTCCGTCCGGCAGCTTCGGGCCCTTTCCAGTTCCATAATGGATCACCTTGTGCGTTGCCGCCGAAACACAAATGGCGTTCTCCGGATCAAGCAGCTTTTCGCTGTGCTGGAGAACGTCATCTTTTGTTATGGGGTTTATGTGGTGGATGGAGATCTTCGGTCGGATCGGTCTTCCGTCCCGCAGCACCCAGTCTGTGATCGGGTGGTCTTTGCACCCCAGGTCGCATCCCATGTCTCGGGCAATGATCCGGTCTCGGAACTGCCGCCACTCTCTCGATTGGTAGAAGTCCTGGTTCAGCCATCGGTCAAACCCAAAGGTATCTCTCCCCACTTCCCCGTGCAGCTGTAAATACTCCAGCCTCTCCTCGTATGTCGGCAGGGTGCAAAGTTCCGTGTAGCTTTTCATAAGTGCTTTCATCACTCTTATCATTTACGATAACTGCTAAGCCGTCTTTTAACGGCTCGCCTGACTGATACACGAGAAAATGCCACAATCTCTCCAATTCTTCTCGTGTCATATCTATCACCTTTTCACCAAATAATACTAATACCCACGATGACAAACATAGTTGCTGCCACGACCAGCAGGTATGATATATAATGGTAGATATCGTCCTCGATGTATCCGGAATCTGTCATAAAAACAGCAAACATCCCAATCAGATTAAGGATCGCACCCGCTATAACCAGGTACCGCCCGTCCAACACAATTGTAATCATGCGCAGATCCTTCAAATATACCCACATGCCGCCATAAGCTCGCCAAACAGCAAAAAGCCGACCGTAGCGTATGTCATTGCTGTAAGGATCGCATCAAATCGACGGCTCACCCCGATATAATCGACCCCAATAAAGATCTCAATGATCAGCAGTGGAATCGCAGCGAGGATCATGATCTGAAATACCTCAGCATTCATACTCGTCATCCTCTCCCAGACCGTTGTATTTCTTCATAGCAGCAATGGCCTTCTCGTACACCTCCTCGGAGTGCTTTGCATTCTGGAGTGTCTCGGTCTTTGCCCGCAGCAGCTTGTTTTCCTCTTCCAGCTTTGTTTTCTCCAACTCGTTCTTAGAGGTCGCCAGCTTCAGAAAATGGGTCGTCTCAGCGCTGGATGCCGTACCTTCCAGCAGTCGTTTCTCAACCAGCTTCATTGCCAGGTTGATCATATAGTTTTCTTGTGCTTCCGGGGTGCTTGCAGGCCGCGAAGTTGCAGCCGACATTTCGCCCGGAGCAGACTTCTTAGGTTTCATTACAATAACCTCGTTTCACATTCTTATTTTGCTTTTGCAAGGGTTCATGGGAGTCGCAGTAGTACCAGTTAAGCCTGTCTCATTTGAAAGGAGAAGAAAAAGCAGATCATGCCCAATGGAGGTTGAACATCGTGAAAGCCCTGAACCCAAATATATAGGAGGATACTAATCCCATGAGCCCTTGCAAAAACTGCCGAAGCCCCGGTCTACACCCCAGAACCTCGGCAATTGTCCATATGACTGTAAATCTTAACACCTGCTGTGGATACAGGCATCGAGAGTTTACACAAATATAATCGGCAGCTTTCGCTGTCGGAGCCTTAAAGCCCAAATATCAATTTTCCCTCCGGGGAAATATCAAAGACCGGCGCGATTTGAGAGGGGGTGCCGATTTTGGGACCCCCTCCCTATGGTTTACGCGGTTTGGCCGAGCGTGTCCTCGTCGGGCACGGTGATCTTGAGCTTCTTGTAAATGTTTATCGGGTCAGCAGCAACGATCTTGTCGATTGCCTTCTCAATTTCATAGGCATTTTCGTTGTCCGTGAACTGAGATGAGGTCTCGGCGATCCTCATAAGCAAACCGGAAGAGTTGTAACCGTGCTCGACATCATACTGATACCACTTCTCGAACTCATCGTACGGACTGTACGGGTTGTCAAAGGTGGTGAGAAAGCATCGAACCATTATTCAAAGCCTCTTTCTTAGTAGATTGTTACTTATTAAGCGCGCTGTAAACCGTGGACTCCGGAACACCGCAGGCCTTGGCGATTTCAGCATAAGAATAACCGCTTCGCAACATTGCGTTTGCTTTAGACATCTTTGCAGAAGTCATAACAGCAACATTTTTCGGCATTGCACGTTTTACAATTTCATCAGAATCAGACGAATTAAGGAATTTCGTCAACATATTGTCGGAAATTGCGCCAGCCTGAACAGCTTCCCATTCTCTGTCCGTGAAGGTGACCTTGGACTTGCGTCCGCTTGCGCCAACAGAGTCGCGAGCACGCTGCATCTCAACAGAAGAGATTTTCTTGATTTCTTTCTTGTCAATCGTAGGATCCAAGCCCTGTTCCTGAATCTTCGCCTTAATATTGGCGTTCGCAATCAGCATCGCTTTGCGCTCCTTAGGCTTGTTAGCGACCATATTGTTATACTTCTCTTTCAGGGAGGCAACCTCAGGTGCATAGGTCTTGGCCGCTTCAGGGTTACGCTGGATGCCCTTCATGTTGACCGCCTCTTTGCGCGCCTGGTTAGCCATGGCCTTCAGCTTGTTGGAGAAGTCCGCGTACAGGTTCTCTTGGATGGTGCCAGAAGACAGCGTGCGCGCATCCTTCGTTTCGGAGATCAGACTGACTGTATCTTCAGCCTTGCGTTCCTTACCCGTCTTGGGGTCAGTAAAGGTACGTCCACTTTCTTTGTAGATGTATTCGCCAGTTTCCTTATCAACTCGAACACTGCCACGACGCTCGGGTACACGAACCGTCTGCTTACGGCGAGACAGGAGCGTGGATGCGCCACCATAATGCGTAGCGCCTTCCTCGTCCACACGAATCTGCCACTTCTGCTTCAGCTCGGGGATACCATTCTCTCGCTCGGAGCGCTTATAGTCCAGCTTATGCTTTTCCGCATCGATAACGACCATGGAGTGCTTAACCGCACGTGCAAGCTCGTCCTCATCAGCACCTCGCAATGTCATATCAGTGATGAGGTTGGAGATCACGCCCATTTCGCGCTGCTTCTCCTCTTTCTTCATCAGCCTGACATTGTTCGGATTGCCTTCAGGAACTGCATAAGCGGTCTTGGGATCGAATCCTTCCAATGCTTTCAGCGCACGAGTAGACTTAATGTTGACTTTGTCAGTAACAGGGATTGCCATAACCGTGTCGCCATCGAAGTCAGCACCAGACAGGCGCTCTGCAACCTTTGCATTGATGCCGATTGCATCCTGAATTGCACCGAGATTCCGCTTACCGCTGACATTCTTGTTGTTGACAGTCACAATGGGAATCTCAAAGGTACCTGCATGAGGATAACGGATCAGTGCAAGCCGAGTGCCGTTCTCATAGGTGGGGCAATACGCCTCTGTCTCCTTGATCTTATTGATCGGCAGGATAACCTTCGTGGACTGACCCGGGAAAGCAGATGCCTTCAGGGTCATGGACGTTCCCTCAACCGTATCAGCAAAATCGTTGAGCAACTTCTTTTTAACCGTAGGATTATCGTACCGCATGATTTCATCATATTGGGCTTTGTAATCCGCGACAGTAAGGTTAAGCTGGTTCTCGATCAGCTTCTTGGGCTGCTTGGAAAGGAACTGAGAAGAGACATTCCGGGACATCGTATCCCAGTCGCCCTCTTCTTTCAGCTTGTTGATCGGCGAGAGGTGCTCTTTGCCATCTTCGCCGATATACATGCTCTGTCCGTTGGCCTTGATAGCTGCGCCAAACGGGTTATCAGGATCCGCTTTTGCTTCCTTGAGGACCTTCATTTTGGGCGTGCCAGAAGGCTTATTGGTGTTGAACATAACGTCCACACCATCCGGCAGATCATCAGAATAGACAGCCATGCCCTTCAGATAATGGTCACCGTCAACGAGGATACGAACCTGCGCATAATGGCTCTTGCCGAGGTCAAGGTCGGGCACACCACGGCGAATCTCCATAACACCGTCTTTGTCCAGACCGCCTTCATCGCCATAACGAATTGCAACTCGACTGGAATCCAGACTAGAGGGGCGCTGAAGCTTCGTGAAGGTCTCGCCGCCATCATCGGAGTGGTAATCGCCCAGAGAATCGATCTGATCCTGATGCTGATAAGCATACTTCTGGTCGAACTCCGGCTTTGCGAGAACCGTGATGTTCGTCTGCTGACGGACATTGGTCGGCTGTCTGATACCAACGCCATAGCGCTGGTAGCCATATTCTGCTTCCAGAATATAAGCAGCCTCGTCCAGCTTACTTTCCGACACTCCGAGGACCTGATTTGCGCCCTCAGAAATATCAATCATGCCCTTCTTATCGACCTCTTCTTTCAGAGTCGCGGCAATCTTCTCAGCCTGGCTGGCTTTTTCGCCAATCGCATTGTTATACTTGGACCTCACACTGGACTCGCTCATGCCGAGCTTGTCACCAATTTCCTTCCAACCAAGACCGTCATCCTTCAGCGCACGAATCTGATCGTACTCCAATGCCTTACGGTCATGGCCTGCTTTCTGACGTGCAGTGCGGAACTCGGTCAAGCCCATCTTATACTCGTCAGGGAGAGAGTCGTTGATGGTCTCCAGGATTTCCTTCTCCGAGAGGCCCTTCTTTTTAAGCTCCTCTACACGAGACAGGAAATCGCCGGAATGCTGATACGGGTTATCGCCGGAGCCCCAAGGATAACGACCAGAATGTCGCTTGGTACCATAGTGCTCCAGGATATTGCTTTCGGAAGTGATGCCAAAATAAGAACGGAGGTCTTTTTCAATCGGATTCATGCTGCCACTCCTAACAAAATATCAGTGATGATCGGGTCGAACTCTTTGATTTTAGCGATGACGGGGCTGATTTCCTCTTCAGTGGGGTTCTCGACCCAAACTTCATCGTTCTGGTAGATACGGAGCTCCATCCGAATATCTTTCGGGTGGTATCCGTACTCCAGACAGAACAGAGCGGCATAAATATAGAGCTGCTCCATGTGTGCAGGAACAGCTCCGGTTTTTAAGTCGTGAATGCGAAGGAACCCATCGTTGAACGAAATGGCATCCGCAGTTCCATAGCAGTTGTCGCTGTAATACAGCACCTGCTCGGTATCCATGCGGAAACCAATGGCATCGTTCACGTAGGTATTAAGGGTTTTCTTGTTCTTCGGCAGTTTTTGCTTCAGATCAATGCACTCTGCTGCAAATGCGTGCAGCCGTGTTCCCCGTTCCTTCGCCTGGTAATTAAGAACTGCATTGGTCAATCTATCTGCGTCATAGTTCAACCAATGGTAGTTACTTGCTCCGAGGAGGGCATGTTTCCCCGTGAGCCTCGAATGATCTCGCCAGTTCATTAAGAACTTCCTCCTTGTTTTCGGGATAGATAAAGGCCGCAAAACTCATCTCGTCCATCTGCTGAACGTAATAGTCCTGATTTGGACGATGAGATGCACTCGCTGACTTCTTGCCCTCCAATGCACCCCATGTTGTGCCGTAAAGAACCAAGAGATCGGGGATTCCCTGAATCTCGTTTGGGTCAAGATGGACAACCATGCAGCCGGGAAAGCGTTCTTTCAGCTCCCTTATCAATCCTGTCTTGAATTTGTTTTCGAGCATGATACAACCTCCAAAATAAGAGGAATAGTGCATCCTGAGACGCATTCTATTCCCCCCATAAAAGGGGATGTTTTTCTCGCGTGAGTTTTTAGAAAAAAATGTGAATTTTTAGGAATTTTCAGAGCAAAAGAAAAAGCCCCTGCATTTTTCGTGCAGAGGCAATGCCGTGGCTATATTAAATTAGGTGAAAGAAATCAATCTCGTATCCCGGTGCACCAGCAAGGAAAGCTCGACTACCATCGTCATCTTCCATATATTTGTACTCTCCGTAGTCTTCATCAGGCTCAAGGTTACAGGTCATATAATCATCCGGATTGATACTTCTGGAAACATCTTCCGCTTCGAGGTGCGCCCCGCATTTAGGGCAGTCCCATTCGAGCTCACGAGTTTCCACCATCGGCTCACCACAAACACAAATCGGACGTTTCGTATGAACCTCTGCAAATTTATTCGCAAAGCATTCAACTTCGTTTCCATATTGGTCAGTTGTAATCCAATGTTCAATACCGTACTTATCCATAACTTTTCACCTCATATATGTTAGGAGTGCTACGTTCGTACACGGTGCTTTAAGAATACACTATTTGGCGCTCTTTTGCAAGGTGGAAATGGGTAAAAACTCGCTGTGGCCAAAAACCCGTTTTTTATCCTCTATTACTATATATATTTTTTCATTTTTTTAAGTAAGTTAAAGAAAAAAGTGGGTTTTTGGCCAAATGGCATATTTTTAACGTATTTACGTTAAATTTTGTGGCCATTTTTATATAAATTTTTGGCCACAAAGTGGGTTTTTGGCCACAAAAATGGCACTTTTTTGACGTTTTCTCGAAAAATCCCAAAAACTGCGAAAAATAAAATGGGCAGAAATGGGCATCAAGCGATACCTAAGCCCATGCAAATTATATACGCTATGACCAAAATCACAATGACGATTCCAAGCCACTTGAAATAAGTAGCAGCAGTTTTGTTAGCGTCTTCGGTTCGCCATCTCTCCTGCTCCATCTTCTTAAGCTCAAGTTCTTTCGCATCCTTGGACTCTTGGATCCGTGCTTCATCCACAAACCGATGCGTCTCCTGATAGTCATCGAGCCGAACCTTCGTCCCGCAGAACTCACAGAACATGAAATCTCGGTTGTCATCCTTCACCGTAAGATCCGCACCACAGCTGGGGCATTTTACCGTCCGTGCCATAAAAGCACCTCCTATTCGTCATGTATTTAGGATATCATGTGCTCTGCCCATAGTCAAGTAAATCAGGGTGGCCTCACCCAAATAACATTTTTATCCAGTTTCATACCTTAATCCTCAATCTCAAACATCACATTCTCCGGTGAGATGATCGTATCGCACTTCTTACCCTTGAACCGAAACCTAACAAACTGGTTCGTCAAACCGGAAATTTTCTCAACCAGCCCGTATTCACCACTAAAATTAGCCACGATCTTAGCCCATACTCTCCCCTGCTTGGCCAGTTCATTAAATTCACCCGCGGTCATTACCCACACTCACCTCCGTCATCAAACTTCTCCCAGCCGCATACAAGAATTTCTTCAGCGACAGCACCTTAATATCGTACGTACTCTTCAAATTCTCCAGCTCAGCATTAACCCCACCAGAGCGATATTCCGCCATATCCAATGCATACCGCATCCGGCGATCCGCAACACCAGGGCTGCAATTGAACTTATCTGCCAATGATGCCTCGATATCTCTCATGGACATAAATCGGTGCGAGTTCAAGTCATCGACGACCATCTCCACAGCCTCGCCCATCAGCTCTCCGCCGAAGGTCAGCATGGGAACCTTCAACTTAGCGAGAAAATCATACGTTCTTTGCTGCATTCTCGTTCACCATGCTTTCTTTATCGATCTTTACAAATGCAAGAGCTACTTTCAGGAGGAGAAGCTGAATTTTTTCCATATTTTTAACTGTCTCGGCAAGCTCTTTGATTGAGCATGGGCCATCGATTTCAACCGAGGCATAGGCACTCGGATCAAATGTCTCTGCAAAGTTGATTAGGTTCTCTACAAAATTCTCGTCATTAAAATCTGCAGAGAATGTTCCACCTATCGGGTTATAGCACAGTTTATACCCGGTTTCAGTCGTGTATAAATGAAAGCCAAACTGTTGTAGCGCGTCAATATATTTCTTATCAATTCCTTTCATGCTTACTTCACCATACTTCCTTTCCGTGTCTGGTCGTCCGCAGGCCAGTACGTGTAAATATCATCGAACACCACCGGGATCTTCTTCTGAAGTTCCATCAACAACGGGCACATGAGCTCCCGCATCTGAGGATGGGCCGCCACAGGAGTACGCAGCTTGAAGATGTTGCGCCACTCACGGTAGTTGGCCGTCACCACGATCTCAGTCTTCAGGCACAGCGGCAGCACACAACGGGCCTGTTCGGGGCGCATACCGTTAGCGATCATAAGCTTGTAGTCCTTTTCGGCATAAGTCATGGCTTCAAGGAACGAACTCTTGATCGTAACCTCGCTATCGTTCAGTTCACAATACTGCTCGCCACGAATATAAGAAGGCCAGATAAACGTCAGCTCCCCGCCAAACTTCTCCTTCGAGTAGTTGCAGTACCGGGTGCTCTCCTGCGCAAAGCTCGCAATGCGATGCCGCACCAGCTCGTTGGCAATGGCCCGGTCACAGGTGAACAGCACGGACAGCTGCGAATGCTCCAGCATAGCCTCATGCCCCTGCTTCACCAGAAAGCCCACCAGTTTCTTTGCCGACTCACCATCCGGCGTGATCTTGTCTTCGCTCTTGTAGCAGACCCGGGCCACCCGCTCGATCTGCTGGAGCTCCTTAATGCCTCCCTCAGAAATATCAGTGAGGATTTCGTACTTAGGTTCAACGATTTTCATAATTAAATCTCCTTTTCATCAGTGAATCCACTATTTCGAGCTGACTGAGGCTCTTTCCGTTGCCCCTTTGTTGAACTATGTATCCGAGATGAGCCATTTGTTTATGGTCGCAGGATTTCACTTTGGGACACTTCTGGCATTTTGGAGCAAGAATGGTAATCGCTCCAAAGTCTTCGTTCATAAACTATCCTCTCGCTTTAATTTACACTCCCAGTCGCCGCAGATATCTCCGCAAGCGAACTTCTTCGCGGTCTTCATGCCTTTACGGATGGCCTCCTGTTTGTCGGTTGCTCTGACCTCAAAGGTCTGATGCCCACCGCCATTGTCTGTGCAGGAAAATATAAAGGTGTGTTTCATATATTGGCTATCCTTTCTGCTTCAGGATCTCGTAAAATTGAATCCCACTTTCTAATAAGACTCTGTAAGCCACGGTCATCCACCACCGGAATCATTTTCGCTTCATCGTATTGCAATATAACACTGCCTTCTTTATGGCACCCGAAACCGCATCGTGGACATACTGTCACGTATTTAATTTCAAGTTTCGCGTCAGTCATTATCGTATCAGACACAATAGGCTTTGCCTTTGCGTAACATACCGGACAACATCTCATATAAAATCCTCCAAAATCGAGTTAAGCAGAATCTCCAGCACCCGGTTTATGCCCGCCACCACTCGATATGGCCACGGTTCTTTCGGTTCCACCCGGACAGGGGTATCAGACTTTCTCAGCGCGCCATAAAGCCACCTGTCGAATTGCCCAAGTGAAATATCATTCTCCATGCACCATTCACGGGCATCTGCGTAGCTAATGTCACCATTCATGCAAAGCTCGACCACATCACGCAATGTAGCGTTCGGCTTGATCAGGATATCTTTTTGAAGCTCGTAATCCTCAAAATACAAGTCCTCGCGTGACCCGTCGGCCCTGTGAATAACTTGCGCAAAGGCTTTGCCATCCGCATAAAGGGTCGTAACATCCTCATCAATGTCAATTCGAGGACAGTCGTACCTCCATATGGCCTCAACAACTTCTTCATAGTCAATCATATCGTACCTCACAGCAGAATCCGGAACAAAATGAACCAGATCACCTTCAGCGTGAACACAATAATGATCAGCCATGCGCAAATAACCAGCGTTGCCGCCAGAATATGACCCAGCATATGGCCGATTTTTTCCCAAGTATTATTAGTCACCGATATCCACCCTTTCAAATCCTGTAAAAACACCGACACCAATATTTCCATTATCACAGATGTGAACAGCTTTGTGGTACATCAATTCTTTTGCTTTATTAAATGTTTCCTCTTCATTATGATAGCGATTACCCACTTCAAACTCTCGCTCACAGAAATTGCAGAAATATGTAGGGCAGTAGAAAGTTGTCATACCGCACACCTCCTCGCAGCATCCAGACGGCTCTCCGCAGCGTTCAGCTCGAAGATAGCAGCCGTGATAAACTCCGGATCGCAGTTCTCAAAGTGGTTCCGGGCCACCTCAAGATCCCGCATGGCATCTTTCAGCGTGTTGACTGTCGAAACCATCGGCTCTGTCCAGAGTATCTTTTTGACGAAATCAACGATTTTGCGCAGCATTTCTACACCTCCACATCTTTGTAACCTGACGAGCCGTGAGCCAGCCCTTGACATCATCATGGCCAAGTAGCTGTGCGCCCATCACCTCGATAAGCCCCTGCTCAGCTCCATAACTTCCGGGGAGACTAAAAGTTCCATGAAAACAAATAGCATCCCACATACGCTGACCTTCCGAGTTATACACGACAATTTGCTCAGTATAATCGCTGAGGTACTTCGGGTCATACGTATGCGGAACCTTAGCGTGCTTCAGCAGAATATCCAGCTTCTGCATCTCGGTCATGCGATTCCAAACCCGGAGTTTCCATGTTTTCTTAGACATGTTTCTCATTTGTACGTTCAACCTCCATTTTGAAAAAGAAAGAGCCGCAGATTTCTCCACGGCCCAGTTCTCTTATTTATTGAGTTTTGTATTTATCTCAACAAATTCTTTTCTAGCTTCAATCATATAATTATTGAAATATTCACTCCCATTATGAGCATTCATATACAGGTCATTGGCACCCATCAACTTCCCTTGATAAAGTCCGAGTGCATATCCTTCATCATATCCTTTTCCATAGCGTTCGCAATATACTTTGCGAACCTCCGCATTGTGGATACGAATCAACACACACGCCCCGACAATACCAGTAATAGTGCTAATACCAATTTTCCACGCTTTTTTCATAATAAGTATCTCCTTTCAAATATGAGTTTACCTCATAAAGGAGCCCGTTATTTTCGCGCCAAAAATAAAGAGCCGCAGATTTCTCCACGGCTCTCGCCTTTAGCAAGACAACTCAACCCAGCAATGGTATTGTCCACAAGGCAGTGCGTCCCAACTCGGATGCTTCATCTTATACGGGCATTGGCTGCAATTCATGATATTATCAGGATCTGCAAGAAATGCACGGATAAGATTATTGTCTTCGTTATTGGTCCAATCCACTTTGCTCCAATCTCTTGTTGCCATTTATCTCACCTCCATAAAGGAGTCTGTTATTTTCGCGTCTTCTCCTCGAACTTCAGAGGCTTCACCGTACCCTCCCGCGCACACTCCGTCAGGCACTCGTGGCAGGGTTCATCCGTCTCCAGCACCTTGAAGCTCTTGCACTTCGGACAGTAGGTCGCATAGTCCACTTCGCGCATCCAGTTATTCATCAGCGCTTACCTCCGTCGTATCTATGCATCGTGTATCCATTGCAAATCTTGCACTTAGCATAGCGGATGTTCGGATAGTACCTCGAATACCTTTCAGCTTCATTCCATTTATGAAGTGCGATTGTGCGTTTGCAAGCGCAGTCCATGCACACAATTTTTATTCGGTCACTCATCAGGTTTCACCTCCGAAATAAAAGTGTCCTTTCCGCAGCGAGGGCAACGTGCCAGAACCTCACCGTTATGGATTGTGCACTCCTTCATACTGTTCCAGTTAGATGCAGGAATCCCAAAATGAGCATTACAGCCACCGCATTTAACAGCAACGAGCTTTTCGTCAGGATCTGCATATCCGTCAAGGTCGCCGATGTATTTATGTACCCAATGCCCATTACAAAACGGGCATTTCAAAATTCTACTGCTCGCAGGAACTTCATCCATGTCGTACAGCCACCCCTCAGGGGCAACAGGATGGCGTTTATTGCAATTGGTACACTCAACCGATATCCAAGGACGTTTTTTCTGGGTCTTCTCCTGCTTAACTGAGAACCTATCATCCAGAATATCTTTCATGGGAACAAGCACCGAATGGTTGCAAAAACAACACTTTAATTCAAGTTTTTCTCCAGAAACATCCTTTCGAAATCCTACCCCATCGCAAATCTGGCCATTCTCTTTAATAATCGTAGCCTCACAATTGGGGCAAAGGACTTGATAGTTCTTTTTCTTAACCTCCCCAACCTTTACTGCAAACCTATCATCCAGTTCCGGATGGGTCTCTCGCTGATTCAATGCCCACAGCAGGTTCCAGCAGGCAGCACGCAGGTGGTCTTCGTCGTCCATGCCGACCATGTACTTGGCCAGATGTCGTGCAGCGCTGTCCAGAAGCGAATGCAGCGGGATACCCTTATCCACGTTGTGCTCGCCGTACTTCAGTGCGCCCTCCTCGCAGTGCTTACTGACCTCCATGATGCCGTACCAAGGCAGAAGGTCCATGCGCCCCTTCCCTGCGTGCATATCACGCTTTGCACCAGTTTCAAATTCGGTGCGATCTCCAGAATCTTTAATCACAAATATCAATCCTTTCTATTAGCAGTGTTTATGAATCCGCCCCTGCATAACTTTGTTAGCCATATCGGTCTTAGGAATCTTGCATTTCGGATAGCTCGGACGGAATCCATTGGCAGCTTTCCGGTCATTTGCAATTCTCATATAAACCTCGTCCTCCAGTTCATCTGTGATTTTCTTTATTTTATCTGCTGCAGATTCAAAAGAATGAATCAGGTCAGCAAATACATCTTCAAAGTTAACCTGCTCCATAAAATTTCCTCTCATTAAACGCTTTCTTCGAGTTCAGGGCTCTCGAAATCGCAAGATCAATACCGCTCCTACTCTTCAGATGGTAGTAGTACAGATCCTTGTACGGTGTATTCAGCCGGTCGATACGCCCCGAGGCCTGCTCCATGATCTTATATGAGTAGTTCTGGCTGTAAAATATAATGGTGTCCGTCTTGATGCAGTTCCAGCCTTCAGCGCCGGCATTGTACTGCACCAGATACACCCACCTGTCGCCTTCAGGAAGTGGCTGATGCTTGTGCCCGTTCCATTGTGCAACTTCGGTGTCCTTGCCATAGTCCAGACCCATCAGAATATCGAGCTCATAATCGAAATTATAGAAGATGATGACCCTAGGTCTGCCTTTACAAATATCCAGCACTTTTTCTTGCCGGCTTTCATCAGCGTTCACCAACTTCCGCAGCAGATAGCAGAACTCGCTGGCGGTCTCGATTGGCTTGTTCTCCCAGAGGTTCCACCGGTTCTTGCAGATCGACAGATACTTCACCTTGTCGTAATCCACAAATACATTCTCATGGTGCGATACCGTCGGCCGCTTGAAGTCCATGTCAACCAGAATCCGTTCCCGCAGCCGTACTAAGCGCTGAGTATTCAGATACCGGTCGATCTTCGGGTACTTCGTGCAGAATTGGCTGTATACCACATGCTGGTTGTTGAAGTCCGTTCTGTTTCGATAGAACCCATTGGCGATGAACACCGGGATGTAATCTGTCCAGCAGTCCCCGGGGGTGGCACTGAGCAATATCCACTCGTTATTTTGCGTAATTTTGTAGAAAGATTTCACCCATGCGCCCTTTCCAACGACTCGCTGCTCGTCAAATATAAAGAACGCATTCTTCACGCCAACGTACTTTCCGATATTGTTCCAGGAATCCACCACGACCTTGTGCTCGTAAATATCATGCTCTGGATCTGTAGACATATAGAAATGGGCCAATTCTTCGTCCCACTCTCCCGTATCCCGTTTCCGGGCAGTCGTGATGATGTAAAGATCCGGGGGCTCTGTCATGCGTACATAATTCTCTGTATTCACCTCCCCATCGTAAAGTTTGTAATAGAACGCCAAACTCGTTCTCGATTTTCCGCTTCCTACGCCTCCGCATAAGATGCAGCCGATTTTCATACGGTTGATCGCATCCAATTGGTAGTCGTAGAGCGTTACACCTGCCATCAGGTCGCTCACCTCATTTCCAACGTCACATAAATGTCACTTTTCTTGCAGTGATTCTCGTAGGCCAGAAGCGAGATCGTCGCCTCTTCCTCATCTTCGCCCTCCCCTCTGACGGTATAAGCAAAGAGCTCTTTCCGGTGCTTCCTGAACACCTTCCAGAGCTCTTTTTTCTTAGTAAAGTCCGTGCTTTTTGCAGTAGGACGCATATTGCAAGCCCTCCTTGTCTGCTTCGCGCATGATTTCTGACAGTGTGAGCTTTTTAGGCTTTTCTTCCGTCTTTGACATGTTACGCGGTACGGTGTCTCGACATTTATCGCAGTACAATCTTTTTGACGGAACCTGATACATCATAGCACCGCATTTTTTGCAGGCCTTATCTACTCTGCGAAGTCCGCCCATAAATATCACACCTCCTCAAAATGGCAGAAGTCCGTGTAGTAAACCAGGTCGTAATCCAGCGGATGGTTGTTCCAGTCGTAGTTCTGCTCGTAATCAGCAACCTCATCACGCTTGTCGAGTTCACGGCAAATATCATCGTTGTGCTCATAGAACCATTCCAGCGGAAGGTCGAACTTGTCGCACAGTTCCGGAATATCAAAGGCCCAGCAGCCGTAGTTGGTGTTCTGTGTACCCTCCGAAACCATGTAATCGACGATCTCTTTTACTTTTTCTCTGCTCATAATCCTTACTCCTTCTGTTGTTCAAATATCAGGCTCTCTGGCCCGGTTGCGAGTCATGCGGGAATCGAACCCACCGTACAGCCCATGCTAATGACTCAAATAAAAGAGCCCCAGATTTCTCCAGGACTCTCATGTGCTTATTCTTCAGGTGTACAATAATCAACGTCGAGATGCGCTTTGCCTTCGCTATCCGTGTAGGTGATGAACTTTCTCGGCTGATGGAACATCTTCTCGTACTTCTCTACGAACTCCGGCAAAAGCTCACCGAAATCATCCTCCGTGAGGCCTACAATCAGGAATGTTCCAACGATAATATCAATGGGGATACCATAAGGGCCATCGAGCGTCCGGTTGAGTTTCTCCATGCAATCATCATGCAGCTTTCCTTCTTCGTTGCAAATCAATGCCACCTCATCGTCCCACGGGTAAACAGCCTGAATCGGGCCTTTCACCTCTTTCTGGAGCGATTCCAGAGAACAGTCAATGTCGATCACTTCAGGGTAATGCTTTGGGCGAACCCTCAGAACTTTCATACTGTCAACCTCCCAAATTGCACATCAAAAATATAAATCGAGCTGTTTCCTTAGAGCCGCCATTTGCGACGTGGGCACTCACCGGCTGGACATTCGACCAAGGACTGACCCGGCACTCGAAAAATATCAATGATCAATAATAGCTGTTGTACTTCCGGTTGGCTTTTGCACGAGCTTCCGTAACATCAGGGGCTACGAAACCAAAGTTGATCACATAGCTCGGGATATTGTACGAACGGGCAACCAGGTTTTCGATTGCACAGCCACGGAACGCCTTCTCCTCATCGTAGATCCCGATAAAGTAGTCTGCATCCGCCATCTTCTTGATGCTCTCACCAAGGTACCAGACTGCCTTATTCGCGTCAGCCGGAGGATCGTCAGAAATATAAGTCTGGATCACCTCCAGCTCCTCGCCAAACACAGCCTCAGCAATATGGTGCATCTGCTCCATGGTTGCCCGGATCTGTGCTTCAGTGCGGCCTTTCATCGGTACGCTGATAAACAGTTTCTTCATATGCTTCACCTCAGAACGGAATTTCGGTGTGGTCGCTCGGCTCTGCCATGTCTGCTTCAGGAGCTGCAAACCGGGCATAGCGCTCTGCGTACGGATCAGCATCCGCATCCTGCTCAACATACATCACATCCGCATACAGGCTGTACTCGCCGGGCGTGTTCCGCTTCTCGACAAGGTTTGCCTGGAGACAGACGTTTTTGACCCGGATAAAGTCCAGCTGGCTGATGGTGTCCGTGTTGCAGAGCAGGCGCTTGCCGGAAGTGGTGACCCAGTAGATATGCGGGGGCCACTTGGAATCCATGTTGATCGTCACCGGCACGAAGTAGGTCGGAACGAACGGCTCGTCGTAGGTACGCTCGGGATTCGGATTGGTCTGACGAACCTTCACGCCGAGGTCCATGAGGTGATTCACCAGCTCCATGGTCGGGATTACCACGTTGACGCGGCGCTTGTCCGAGCCAAAGCGGTCACGGCTGGGATCACCGCTGAAGTTGGTGGTAAAGATGAAACGGGTATCGTCGATATTGACTTTCTGGCGCTTGGTGTACATAAATATCAGTCTCCTTTTTACTTGTTGAATTCATTTTCCAGAATTTTCAGATCTGCCACGAGTGCTGTCAGGTGGAGAAGTGTACCAGACTGATTGTTGCTCATGACCGCGCTGAGGAACTTCTCAAAATCCTTATTTGCCTCAGAACTGTACTTTTTCAGCACATCCAGATCGACAGCTTTTCCGGCAGCAGTCTTCCCGGGATACTTCTTCCCGCTCTTCTCGACCCAATTCTGGATCTCCTTGTAATAGCTGCCCTTGTTGCCGCCGCAACGCTTTGCGATCGCCATGGCCAGCCCCTTCTCCGGGTCGAAAACATCCTTCTCGCTGCACTTCACAACGGTCTTGGAACCATCCGACCAGTAAACGATCGTGGCCGGAGGAGCAAAGATAACGTTCTTGATACTTGCCGCGGTCATATTGGTTTCCTCCTTCTTTTTGGTTGCCTCTTCCATCACACAGTTAGCCCAGTGCATGTAGCGCATAGAATCGAACACCGACTCTTCCCGCTTCCGAATACGCCAGTCACCCTGACGGTCACGCAGAAGATCACCCGGATTGAACTGGAACGTTCTTCCATCTTCCAGCTCAAGATTCATTTGAGCAGAGCCCAGTTTAGTGTAAAAGTTATTGACAAACCCGATATGATGGCCATAGGGGTCATACAAACTTCCATGACACATAAAATATCACCTCACGTCAAAATTTCTTGCTGCTTCTTCCTGCGCATCGCTCCATGGAAGATCCGGCGCTGTCCAGGGAGCAACACCGTCGTCGCCAACGAACCAGTTGAAGTCACCGTACTTGGAGATCTCCTCAACTGCCTCATCGACTTCCCGGTTGAAATATCTTTTGTCGATATCCTCCTGCATCTGAAGCTGATAGACCGCCTCGCTTTCCAGCCAGCGGTAATCCTTTGCTCCGGTCACAGAAGCATATTTCCGTTCGCCGGTATCCGTCAGACCCGCTTCCCGCAGCAGCAGAGCGCCACCCTTTCCCGGCATGATCGGGCAGAACTGTCCCACGCGTCCCACAAAAATATAATTGTGTTCGCCTTCGGGCAGATCCTCGTTCTTGTCGAGATAGATAGCGCCCTTGGAAACGGTCTTTGTCTCGCAGAGGTCGGTGAACTCGATCTTCTCCTTGGAGAACAGAGTCTTGAACACATACGGCACCTGGAACTGGGTGCCCGTCGCCGTCCATTCGCCGCCTTCGTCCTTGCAGTCACCCGGGATATAGCCGTAAAGCGCCTCACAGCGGTCCGCAGTCATGTATTTCGCAATATAAACGGCATTGTTCACCAAACACATCCGCTCGTAGGTTGCCTCATGCTCGAACGTGTAGCCGTACTTTTTTGCAAAATCCATGCAGTACGCAATGATTTCCGGGGTCGCATCGGGGATCTTGATCGAATCCGTTTTGATATGCGCGACCTTAAAGCCGCGCTGCTGCACTTCATCCTGCAAAGTGCGCATAAATAAAGCCCCTCGAAGCGCCACAATGTTGTTGGCGTTCTTGGGGTTGCGGAATGGGTTGTCGAAGCTTGCGCTGGTCAACCCGTAAACCGAGTTGATGGCGATCTTCAACGCCTGCGCCAAAGCCTTTGCCTGCTGCGGATCGTCGAGGTACTTTGCCAGTTTGCCGCCAAAGAGTCCCTTTGCCTTCTCGTACTCGCCGTGCTTGACGTAGATTCGTACATCCATCAGGTCGTTGAAATGCTTGGTGTACTCACCAAAGTAGTTCATGGCAACAGCCGAATGCGGATGCAGCGACGCAACGTCCAGCAGGGCTACGTTCGTGTACATCCCGGGCTCAGCGTAGACATAACCACCCATGCCCAGGTCTGTACCCCGGAACATGTTGTGGTACTTGCCGTCCTCGCCCTTGGCCCACTCGTAACCGGGAAAGGCATTGATGATGTTGCAGTCCGTCAAAATATCAGGCTCGACTTCCACGATTGCATCGGATTTTCCCGTAGCAAGGTCGGTGTAGACCAGCCGGGGGTGCTTTTCCTTGCCGAAAATAATGCGTGTTGTCAGCGAGTTTGTCGTGTCGTTCACCGTCATCCCGGCAAGGTCTGCCAGGATCTCTCGCGCCACAAAGTCTGCCTGACGCTTTTTCGAGTAGAACAGGGTCTCGGTCGCGATCACATCGTTGTCGCAATACTCGGCCACCTTGTCCCACAGGCTCTTCGGCACCGGTTGATCCCACGGAAGTCCCAGCTCCTGATGGTGGACCCCTAACTCGATTTCAAACTTCTTAAGGCTCTGCTTTTTCGACGAGAAGTCGTAAATATCAGTGTAGGACAGGTTGTACGCCTCACCAAAGAAGCCCGTGTGCTCGTTGATGATCCGGTTGGACAGCGCATAGATCTGCTCCACCGACATCCCGATCATGCGGGCCCAGAGGATATGGTTGTCGTACTTGCGGTTGTTGAAGCCGACCAGTCGATACTTTGTCAGGCTCTCGATCTCCTCCGGCGTAGGATTCACCATGCGGTGCACAGGCTCCTGCTTGGCAAACTTCCAGTTCACGAGCAGCAGGTTCGGGAACACCTCCACGTCGAAAAATATCAATGGCATTTCCTCCCCCACAGGGGCCTCCCGCTGAACATCGTCCTTCGACTTGAAGTGCATCTTCGCCACGATCTTCAGGCAGGTGTCCGCCTGGTTCGTGCTGCTGGCGGCAAAGCCCAGGATCGCATTCCGCATGTCGTCCACGTTGTAAACGACATTGCCCTCGTAGGCTTCGTCCATGATGTGCGCAATAAAGTCAATGCTGGGCTTCGTATAGGGGCTGATCTCCTTGGCAAGGGCTTTCTTGATGAGGATACGCAGGTGCCGCTCATCCTGGATCTGCTTTGTATCAACCATTTTCGTTTCTCCCTTCAGTGGCAGGCCGCTGCTGATGGTCGCAACAGGAATATCATTGCATTTCGACAGTTTTCTCCTCAGAGAGGACTTCCCCGTGAACACCTTGACCTCGATGTTCTCGTCATAGATCCTGCTCAGCTTCGTTGCATCGCCGGTGTAAATATAATGCAGGTGGATACCCGCACCAGATTTGCTCAGCTCCGCATAGGTCTGGGGCCATTTGGAGGCAGCTTCCAGGTTGCGCTCGAAGCTCTTTTTTCCATCCGGCCCGGGAATATCAAAGTCGATGACAATGTGATTCTCCGGAACTTTCACGTAGTGCAGTCTCGAAGCATCCAGTTCGGCCAATTTTGACTTGACATTCTCCCATTTTCGCATCGGAATGCCATCGTCTGTCGCATACTGTGCAGGGCAGTCCTTGCAAATATCATTGAAGAGAGAATGCTGCTCCTTGAACTCGATCCATGACGTTTCCGGCTCGGCAGTGGGTTCTTCTGCCTTCACAGGTTCGTCAAGGAACTCTTTGAATTTCTCCGCTTTGAAGCCGCTGTAGTAGCTCCGCACCCGCTCGCCATTCACGGTCTCCGCGCGTTCCTTGTACTCCTCGAAGTAGTTCATCAGCTCTTCCCGGAATGCACGGCGCGAGTATGGGTACGCTACCTTTGCCTCGTCATTGTAGGTGTTGTACATCGCCCAGGCCCGCTTCAGGGATACACCGTCCTCCTTCTTGAAAATATAAAAGGAATCCAGCATAAAGTTGTAAAAGTCGTTCGATGCACCCAGCATACGGGTCGGAATATAATCATCGTAGAGATGTTTGTTCTGCTCGTATACTTCCTTGCAATGCCATGCGATGCCACCCAGCTCAAAGTCCACCTTCGCTACAAGGTCACGGTACTTTTTTGCAGGGATCTTTTCACCGGTAGGTTCCACATCGATCAGTCGTCGGATCAGGCCCGATTTTGCATCCGTGATCTTAACGGGCTTGTTGGTGCCAAGAAACATGAAACACTTGAACTGGCTGGAATACTGGCTGCGGAACTTCTCGTTCACCAGCATGGTCTCGTGGGATACCAGCGAGTTCAGCCGGGTGTTGTCCTCGATGCGGGAAAGGTCGCCGTCGTGCTGGATCGCGATCAGCGGGTTCGATTTGAACGCCTCCAGCGCAAACGCATTGGACGATGACCCCAGCACCTTGGAGTCGAACACCGACCAGTACCCGTCGAAAAGTTTCTGGACGATGTTCAACACGGTCGATTTGCCGCTGCCGGGTGGACCATAGAGCACGAGGAACTTCTGGATCTTGCGGGAATCGCCGTTCACGATCGCGCCAACCGCCCATTCGATCTTCTTTCGCTCCTCGGGAGAATATAAGGTGGTCATCAGCTCGTCGTAGGCACTGATGTTCCCCTCCTCCAGAAGATACGGCAGCCGCTTCGACGCATAGCTTTCCTTCTTGACCGGGGTGTTCGCAAATATCAACGTATCGTCAAGGGTGTGATAGTTGTCCCGCATCTGACGCTGACAGTATTTGTGCCAGTTGTCGATCATCCCGCTCTCCGCGTCCCACATGTGCAGAACACGGTAGCTGTCATTGAAGACCTGCTTGTGTTCCTCCGCGTAAATATCCAGCGCGCGGTCGATCATCTGGAGCGCATCCTGTTCGTCCGTGCTCCAAAGCCCCCGCTCTTCCATCCAGACCGCGTAAAAATCAGAACCCCGGATCATCAGGTCTTTCGACTTTTTGATGATGAATTTGGGATAAATTTCGATTGTCCCGCGTTTTCCCGTCCGCGTTGCAATCATCAGGAAATCAATCATTTGTAACTGACTTCCTCCTTTCTCCGAGGTTTTTATACGTCTTTCTCTTTCTGGAGGGTCATCTGGGCCAGCGCTGCCTCTGCCTCGCGGGCACGCTCATCGGCTTCCTTGCGCTGCTTTTCCGCCTCGTTCACCATCTTGCAGGAAACAAAGCCAAACCACAGCAGACCAGCGATGAGAATGTTCTTCCGGATGCACTTGCCCTTCATGCGGCGGATGGTGTGATTGGCCACCTCCAGTGCAGCCTTGCTGTTGCTCAGGTCGATCAAAATATCAGTCAGTTCCATTGTCAATTTTCCTCCAGTAATTCGGGTCAGCCAGAATCAGCCGACCAATGTTAGTCTCGTCTCGACACGCCGTAATTCGCAGCATCACATGGGAATCGTCGAGTATCTTCTCAACGAATCCTTCCATATGGATGCAGATTTTCGATTCATATGTCATCAAAACTCATTCTCATTCAACCAGCTCATCAACTGGTACCAAATATCAATGGTACGCATGTCGATGGATGTACGGGTAATCGTAAAAAGACCGCCAGCCCCGTTCGGCTGGTAGTCCCGATCCATAAACCGGGCCAGGATCGGTTCCGCGCGCTCTTCGCTGAAACGGGTGTCGTCCATGGCAGCCAGACCCAGGCTGACGACCATGCTCCAGAACCACTGCCCCACGCGGTTGCCCATGCTGCGGTCTTCCATGATGTGCTCCTCGATGCGAATCGCCAGCGCAACCATCATCTCCAGCATAGAGCAGGGTACGCCCTGAAATACTGCATCGATCTTTCCGTATGGAATATTATTCTCCGATGCAAAGCGGTACCGCAGGTTGATGCCGTCCGTTGCCCGGCAGACATCCATTTCGCACGCCGGAATATAATCCCGGTTAAAAAGATACATCAGTAAGCGGTGAAAGCTGAGGTTCCGGGGTTCCCATTCGCCGCAGACGATCTTGTAGAGCCAGTCATAATACTGCTCCGTCTCCCTCATAAAGTTCATTCATCCTCCTCATCGTCGTGGTTGCCGGGCCAGTTCTCCCGAACCCGGAGAATCTCGTAATCCTTGTGGTAGTTGTGGTTGCGGACATGAACAGCGCTCGGTGCGAACTCGCCAATGCGGTCCAGCGCCTCGTTGCCGATGATCTTCGGAATATCATCGTCGTCCACGGGCTGATCCTCCGTATCGAACACCAGCTTTCCGTCCGCATAGTAAGTCAGGAAGGAAGTCTCGTAGTCGTCCAGCTCACCAAACTGATCCGGCTCAATGACTTCGATGGCTTCATGTGCCACTACATCTTCCGGGTCAGATTCGGTACGATACTTCCCGGCCAGCTGTTCAAAGCTCTTCTGGGTTGCCCTTTCTTCGATGGTCTTGTCCATATCGGCTTCCTTCTGCCGCAGATTCTCACGCTCGGCCTCGTACTGTTTGCCGTAATAGGTCTCGTATTTCTTCTCGAAAACGGTGTGCATCACAAGGGCACCTGCCCCAAAGCCTGCTGCAAAGAGCAGAATATCACGCACGGTCTTGTTCATTGTCGATGTCTCCTTTGATCGTCATCATGGTAAACGCCAGTCCGCCAAAGAAAAGGGAGACACTCATCAGAATGCCTCCCACCATGTGGCGCTTGCGTTTGGTATCGGTCAGATAGTCCAGAAACAGGAAAGTGCTTTCCAAAGTTTCCATCGTTCCACCTCACTCAGAAAGAACCGCCAGACCAGAGACGAAGCAGACTCCGGCCATGGCAGCAAACAGGTAAGACAGTCTCTTAACGAATCTGGTCATAGCGTATTCCTCCAAAATATCAGTCTCAGATCTTGTCGATGATGGGCCCGTCACAGTTGAACCGCAGCATCACCGAGCGCTCCCCGCCGTTGATAAAGCTGTTCAGCGCCTCGTCGCCCTTGACATAGTTGGTCACACCAAAATCCACGTGGTTCTGTCGGGTCGGGTCGTTCGGGTCATAGATCCAGCCCACGATCTGGCCTTCCGGGGTCTTCATGGTCACACCTCCGTGGGTGCCCAGAGATGCCAGAACGTCGTTCAGGAAAAGGTGCCCCTGGGTGCGCAGACGCTTGTTTGCCGCCTGCTCCATCAGGAACAGGTAGTTGCGGTTCAGCATGTTGTCGGGCTGCCAGGTGTCGACAGTCTCGTCAAAGATGCAGGTATAGGGGCTGGTGTGCTGCATGGCGATGTCCTTGTACTCCTTGATGGTCTCCTCCACGCCCTGCTCGTTGGTGCTCTTGCTCTCGAGCTCCACAGCCTTGATGTTGTGCTCCAGCTCCTCCTGTACACGGCTGCCAAAGCGGTCGGATACACGGCTCTTGTATTCCTCAAAGGCCTTGTCCAGCGCAATATAAGCCGCAGTCAGGCTCGCGTTGCGCTTGGACATGATGTGGTGGGAACCGAACATGCAGCCCAGAGATACCGCACCCAGGGTGACCGCAGGCGCATACACCTTTGCCAGCTTCAGTCCGGTCTGGACGTAGGTGGTCGTAATATCGCTCTTGTAATCCTTCTCGGTGTAGGTCTCGCCCTCGCTCAGCTGGATCTCACCGCTCTCGATCTGCTTCTTGGCCGTGTGGATGCTCTCAACCTGAGCATAGTGCTCGGTCATAATATCCTGCGCCTTGATGGTCGCCTTGCAGGCCAGCACGGTAGCGGTCACGCCACCAATGGCAGCGCCAACGATCATAATGGTGGGGCTTGCCTTCTTCAGCTTGTAGCCGCACTTGGATGCAGCACGGGTCATCGTTTCCACGATTTCGGTTTTGTCGATCTTTTTCAGGAACTTCATAAATATCAATCCTTTCTTATTGTTCAGCGCAGCGGTACAGGGCGAGGCAGCATCAGGCGATATCCGCCCGGGATGCCCTTGATGAACGCCCCGTCAAGGTTGTACCAGCCGTAATTGTAATCTGTGCTCTCGTTGGAAACACCCATCAGATCCCACAGGTCGCCCACAGAAACCTGACCGTACTGGCGAATCGCATCATACATCTGGGAAAGCGTGTCGTCTGCATCCGCACGGAACTCAAAGTCCAGGTTCTGCAAGCTGCGTCCTACGGCCCGGTTCGGATTTCCCTGCCGGTTGCCGGAGCCGCCCTGATAGTAGGTGTCGTAGCTGTTCCGCTGGGTGCGGGAGCCGGAGTAGTTGCTCGAAGAGCCGCGGGAACGGTCCTCGCCGAACAGTGCAATGCTGACCGCCGAGTTAAAAATGCTCCACAGGCCGTTCTTCAGCATGGGCAGCAGATAGTCCACCACAATGCGGTTCTTCACGGTCTTGAGGTCCTCGGCCAGGAACTCGTTGGCAATCTTCTGGATATCGTTCTGCTCCTTGAGGGTCACTTTTCCCTTGACGACCTTCTGGAACTTCTTCTGGGGCTCTGCGGCAGGCTGCTGTCCGATGCTGCTCTTCGGCATGTTTACTTGTGCCATGTTGTCATCCTTTCAAAAACAAAAAAGTAAGAGCCGCAGATTTCTCCACGGCTCTCGCCTTACCTAACATTACTTCTCTTCAGAAGTTTCCTCAACGTCCTCGTCAGGAACGTCCACCTGTGCAGAATCGACATTCTCGATCTTCCAGGGCTTCTGCCAGACAATCTTCTTCTTGGTCTTCGGCTTCTCCTCGTCCTTGTTCTGCTTCTTGGCCTTGTGCTTCCGGTACAGTCCGTATCCCACGGCTGCAACCAGACCCACAGCACCAACAGCGAGACCAATGCCCGAGCCGTTGCTCGAAGTTTCCTCATTATCGATCATCTGAACATTCTCCTCCGGAACGACCTCAACAGAAGTCTCGTTCTCCATAGTAGTTTCGTTCATGTTCATCATTTCGTCCATTTTTGTTACCTCTTTCTTAAATATAAGTTTATAATATCGGAGTATTACCTCCATAAAGGAAGCTGAATTTTTCGCGCCGGGTCAAATATCAATAGCCGCCCAGCCACTTCGGAGGCGTGTGATACTCCAGCGTCAGGCAGGGCATTCCATCCTCGTCCAGCCGGGACGCATAGAAAATATCAACGTTAAGCCCCGAATCCGTGTCCCAGCCCAGCAGGTCACCGTTGACACAGTGGTCGATGCCCAGATAGTCGAACAGATCATTCTCGCTCACCCGGAAGTCACTGAGCAGC